TAACACTAACTTTTTGAATAGCATTATTAGAAAAAACAAATAGGTTTTCACGAAAGGGTTTGATTTGAACAACATCTGTACCAACAGTAAGCTGTCCACCAGCGGCTGCAGTTGTCCATGTTAGAGGATCGTTAGGCGCAGAATGTGCTACCACACCTTCAGCTTCAGTATCCCCTGAGATAAAGATGTGCCTTTTGTACACCTCTACAACGGAAGGGGCTTCTATCATCTGATCACCGCCGGGAGATGATGTTCCACCTGTTCCAGATAGTGTTAGATCGTACCAGTTTTGCCCATTAAAGACTTTTGGAGTATTAACACCGTCTACGAAGATGATCTGATTACCGCTGCCGAAGTTAAACTGAGCAGCCCGTACTTTATCAACAGTGCGCTGGGCATCTACTGTGCTAGGGCTAGGAGCGCCTGACATTTTAGACCACCCCGCAATTGGACTAAGCATCCAGAAGCTGTAAGTAGTAGCCCCTACGTTCTTGCGGCAGGCAATGACACGCTCAGTATTGTCGTAGTCATTTTTGTAGACGAATACCCCAAGAACTTTGCCCTCGGCTGTACCGTTACCATCATCCACTTCACCATGAACGCTGTGGTAAGTCTTAAACCCGTTTATGCGGCGATAACCCCCGTATAGAGAGGGTTCATAGTTTATAAGCTTAGTAGCAGAACCAGGATTATTATCCGATAGATCTAAATGGTTTTCGTTACTATTTAGACCACCACTGCATATAAGTTTGAGGTTTTCTATACGGTCAGGCATTAAAACCTCACCCTAGTATCTCGGACATTTTCAAAGTTGTTTATGTATAATGTCTGAAGATCTTTAATGCCTTTTTCAAATGCCATGAACGCCGCTTGGGCGGAGTCGAGATTATCCTTAAACATGTATAGGTGATACAAAGCACCGTCTACGATCACGGTATCAAAACTTGTAGGAATACGAGTTACATCATCGTGATTATTTAAATCTGTGTAGTTCAGATAATAACGGAAGGTTATCGTGTAAGCTGCATTGGGAGCAGGAGTTACCCCGTAGCCGTTGCCGTGCGTATCAAATACAAATTCAGGAACACCCCGACCAGCATTTCCTGCATTGTAGTCGTTATCACGATGATCTTTGTACCACACATCACGGTCTATAACCTTGAGCGTTTTGTAACCTACGTTTAGAGAGCTATTAGCTGCGATCTGAAACGTGTTGTAATCTGCGACCTTGAAAAAGTCAGGCCATGTATATTCTGTTTGCCCTTGTGCTAAAGTAGTCTGGTGCTGGGCAGAGTTAAAAGGCCACTCAAACTCGGATTGGTTCACACGAGCGATAGCAGCTTTAACCGCATCTTTCACAAGCGCCTGTACACCTCTTATAGATGCAAAATCCGCTTCCGAGATTTCAACCTCATTCAAACGGCGTAGTGTTTGATTGCATAGCTGTAAATATGTGGAAGGCATCTAGTTATCCTTAAAGGAGTGTAGGGGGCAAGTTGCCCTGCCCCCGATTAGCTAAAATAGCTGTTAAGCTAAGTTATAGTTCGCTGTGAACAACGCTTCTGGCCTCAGAATCTTCCTGCCGTAAAGCTGCATCCCACGAACAATATCTGCAAAGGTATCTGGTGAGCGGAAGCTCTCAGTCTTTGCGATTTGCTCGGCGGTAGCACCAGCGCTATCATGTCCAGCCAACAGAACTCCGAAGTTAGTTTCGGAACCTGCAGCGGCTGCAGTACCTGAACCTGTACCTAAGTAAGGTAGGTTGTTGGACTTGTAGACACGGAAGCCACGGATAGTTCCTGGCATACGTCCGTTACGCATTTCATCACCGCCACCGAAGTCTGCGTTAATGAGCTTGCTGTCTTCATCCATCAGGATTTCTGCGAACACACTGTCCACTACGATCCAACGACCATCAGTATCAACATTGGCCTGATCCATTTGACGTGCGATACGGTTCATAACCGCCAAAGGTGAAGTGATTGCACCTGCTCCACCGCCTGCAGCGATTGGAATAGATGTTACTTCACCAGTGTTACCCAAGTCAGAACCACCGAAGTCGGTAATGTCTAGCTGATTTGTGTCCAAAAGCTCGTCTGCTCCTGCGTTGCTATCAGCTTTTGTGCCGTTAGCTGCAGTACGACGTGCCCATGAACCTGCTCCGCCTTCCCAGCCAGCCATGTAGCCGAGAACTTCAGAATCGAATGTGTCACGCAAACGGTAACCTGCACGGTCTGTTGCCAGATCCATAAAGTTTACATGTGAGTGTGCTTCTTCAATATCGTCAATTGCGAATTGGAAGTAGTTGGCCTGATCGATAACCATAGTGAAGTCGGCATCGGTCAAGTCTTGTGTTGCAAGAGTAGTACCACGAGCATAAGTGTTGATTGTGATATCTGGCTCTTTGATAATCTTCACTGAATCGCCCATGTTTGCGATCTCTGAAGCATAATCTGTGTTAGTTACATCTTCTACAACAGAGCTTTTGCGGAAAGCCTTCTGTACAAGTTTGCTGTAAATTACAGGGCTGAAATTCCCTGAGTTCAAGTTGGTGTAGCCATTGGCTTTTGCGAATGCCATAATAATTTCTCCTTTGAAATGGCAAAGCTCCTAAGTGGAGCAGTCAGATCAGAAGGGACTATTAAGTGGCAGTATTAACTTCTGGGTGGTGCAGCCTAAGCCACAGGCCAGAATATACTGGTGGACTGTTTGTCTTTATTCTTCTGGGGGTTTTAAAGCTTATAGGGTGGCTTCCATCTGGAAGGGCCTATAGCCTTTAGTGAAATGACCTATTAAGAAATAGGATTTCCTTATATGATCATTATAACATGGTGGCGGTATTAAAGCAATAGTTAGTATAGGTATACCTGCCCCCGCAGGGACAGCCCTAGGATACAGGTATTATTTTATACGTCAATAACTATTTTCATAATTACGCCACTTTATTATCGTGCAGCGCCCGTCATATCGTAGATAAACTTACCAGAGCGCATTGCTGCCATAATTTCATCTTGGTTTTTTTCAAACTCATCATCAGACAGTTTGTTAACCTGACTCTCACGCCAAGTACCTTTTGCTGTTGCTGTAGGTGCGGCTGAATTTGTGCGACCTACCGACTCCGCTGCAGAGAAGTTGCCTGTACGTTTTCCTCTGTCGGATTTGTATAGGTCAATCGCTCTACCTGCGGCCTGTGCATCAGAGTTGTTTTTATAGAGAGCATCCTGAATGTATGTTGGCTGTAGCGCTACCCACTCGTGGAAATCCTTAGAAGCACGGATTTTGTTAAAGTCAGGATGTAGCTTCATAAGCCTCTGCTCTGCTTCTTTGCGAGTAAGCTTATGCTCTAGATCTTTAAGGCCTTGCAGACGCTTCTCACCCTCTTCCAGTGCTTCGTTTGCACGTTTACGGGCGATAGTATCGACGATGTTTGCGACATCGGGGTACTTCTTAGACCACATCTCTACTTCTTGATCAGTCTTCGGGAATTTGATTTGGCCTTTAGCTGCAGCGTCTAGCTGCGCTTTCATCTCAGCAAGCTGTCGATCTTTTTCAGACAACTGGTTCTGAGTATGCCGCCGTAGATCCCCATAACGCTTTTGATAAGTAGCTTCGTTAGGATCTGCAGGCATAGGTTCTGCCCTCGGCTGTGCCTTAGCCATTTCTTGGCTATAGGTAGTTTCATCGTCTAGGCTGTCTGCTCGTTTATATTTAGCCATTATTTACTCCTTGGGGGCTTCACTGAGTGAAGGTGGCCCATCGCTAGGCTATGAATGCGAACTTTGTTCTCTTCATAGTCCCAGGCAATACAGACGTTTCAGGATACTCCTCTCCAGTACCTTCTTCGTCCAATTCATCCTCAACCTCTACGGCGGGATACTCTACTTCGATGCCCTCTTCAGGCACATCTGCAGTGTCTTCAGATACCTCTTCGGAATCCTCGACTTCTTCACCATCTTCTGCGCTGTGGTAACCTGTATTGTTGCAGTGTTCGCAGCCTCTACCTTCGCAGGCAGGACATTCTACAACTCCTGATGCCTCTTCTTCCTCGACGTATTGGATCAGGCCTTCAACAGCCATTCCCATAAGCCCCATCTTGGCTTCATCCTGCATCTCCATGATATGCTTTAGGCCGTGCCACTTAACGACATCTGCAGGCAGAACGTATTCGCCTTCGCTTATTGCAATGTCGATGTCATCACGTACATTTTCGGCAGTAGAACCTATAGGGATTTCATTACCTGAAATCTCATCATACATTGGCTCCATCATACCACCGCAGGCCATACCCTTTTCATTCTGATCTGGGTCATCTGCCATAGCTTGCTGTACAGCTTTTCCACGAGTTTCCTCGTACTTCGACAGCTTTCCGTCACCGTCCAAGTCAGCTTCCTTTTGATTTAGTTGGAATTTCTTGTCAGCCATCTCTCTGCCTTCCTGTGTGGTGATACCCTTTCGGGCTTCTGCTAATCCGCCGAGGGCAAAATTAGGTGAATTTTCATCTTTGGGGTTTATTCTGAATGCAGGATCATCTGGGGATGCTTTGGTAACATTTTTAGCAAGCACAAGTGGCCCAACCTGTACTACCTCTGTGGCAGCAACTACTGGTTCACCTGTAACTTTGTCGTAAAAGTAAGAATGCCTAAAAGGGTTCATCCCAACCTGCGTCCACTCAGGGTCATCCATTAGAGAAACAGCACGGTCATATACTTCTTGTGGATCTTGGTTTTCCCAATTTCCAAATATACGAGCTATTGTCGTTTTATTTTTCCCTGAAGCAATATTAGCTGCCGCTTTAGGTACTGAATTAAAAGTGACATCTTTTAATACTGCGGTCTGAGCGTAACCAACGGATTCCCCACTTAGCTTTCCGCCAGCACCATCGTGAACAGAAACTACCCAAGTGTCATATTGCTCATAGGCGGGGATATCCAAACGAGACGCTACAAAAGTACCGTCCTCAATTCCTTTATTTACCCCTACAATGCCTTTTCTGACTTTATCGGAGTTAAGGGCCGAAGCAATATCTTCTACTGTAGGGAGTGTAGGAACTTCGTCTAATAAAGAAATTGGCTGAAAGCCCTCTACTAACTCACGGTATTCCGCAGAAGTAATCTCTTTTTCCATCAGACCTTTTGCAGCCTGTTGAACTTGTGGTACTCTCGTTTGTTTCTGATTAACTTTATTTGCCTTGCGCCATTCCTCACGGGCTTCTTCCGTTAAACCTATATCATCTATGGCATTAGTAGGCGCATCCTTAACAAGGGCACTCATATCAGAAGTTTTATCTACAGAAATAGAATTTTCATTTAGTACCTTTCGTATAATGCTCTGTGTTGCATCCCCTACGAAAGGAACCGCTCCTAATATTTCTGCACCTACCAAACCAGCAATTTTTAATTTGCTTGGGTCTTCTTTATCGAGTTCATCAGATATGTCGGCTGCAGTGTAGGTAGATCCTGTAATAGGTGCGTTCTCAGCAACCACTTCAGCCGCCTTAACACTTAAGGGTTTTCTCTTACGATAAGAGCCTGTGAGGGGATTAAACTTATCCCAGAAAGATTCCTCTTCGTATTCATCTTCCTCTGGAAGCATAATGCCGCCTTCTGCAAAACTTACTGCGGCGCTTTGCATAGGCTCTTCTTGTACAACATCTTGTACAACTTTTATGTTGTGCGATCCGTATAGGTCTGTGACAGGCTCTTGATTTCCATAGCCTTTGTAAAAGGTGTGGTTACCTATCTGTAAGGGTTCCTGTCCCTCGTACTGACTACCTCTGGCTTTTGTCTTTTTCTCGTTCTGGAAAAAGGTACTGCCTTGAGAAGCGTCATCCCCTAGCTGAATGTAATCTACAATCTCTTCCATCCCACGGGATAGCTGGTCTTCAGGTACAGGGATTTCTGAGATACTGCCGTAAGTGTCTAACGGCTCAAATTGTCCTGCGATAAGGACATCATCAACAGTATCCCCAAACCTGCCTGACGCTAATCTGTTGAATATAACTCCACGAACAGCATTACGACCTTCGGTGCCTTCAGTATTAGCTTCAGCCCATACCACACGTTCTATCTTCTCCAGATCATCGTAGGATACGTTTGTCTCTGGCTCTGGGGGCTTTGCTTTAGGGCGAAGGTATGAGTCCACTACTCTGCTCCTTTAATCACTTCATCCCGAAGTGTCTTGAAACGCTTTAGTTCTAAGATTGCACCTTGGGCCTCTAGGATACGGTTAATATCCTTTTGCTTTTCCAAGTTGTCTCGGTGGTGACGAATACGTTCTGCGACGTACTCCTCTAACCTTTCCATCTGATCCTTGTCGTTTACGAGCATCAGAAGGCTACGATAGAATTGTTTATCCATTTAACCTGCGGGCTGTTGTGGGCCTTGTTGTGGGGCCTGTTGCGGTTGCGGTTGGTTCCCCCCATTCGCTCCCCCACCTGCGCCTGTGAAGCCCTCTGCACCCGGTTCAGGAGCAGCGCCGGGAGCTATATTACCCCCACCTGTACCTGTGGGATCATCAGGGCTAGGTACACCCCCTTGCGGCGGCTGTTGGCCCTGTGGCGGTTGCGGCATCAAGGCCTGTATCTCCGCCATCATTTTTGCTTGGATAGCCGCCTCACGTTGATCGTTCAGGATCTTATCCTCATCCAGATCCATAGATGCTGCCAGTTCCCGTAAGATGTAATCGTATTTAACAAACGGCTGCATGGCTGGGTTCTGAGCCATCTGCATAAACTGGATCAAGCGTTGGCTACGGATCTCATTACGCATTAGGCTTTCTGTGCCACGGGCTTTAACTTCTAAGTCGCCTTTGGCGATATCCTTGTCGAAGTTGAACTGCATGTTAAAGCTGAAGAGAGCTTTCCCTAGAGGGGATAACAGATAGTCATCGACATTACGCACCACCGCCTTGATGTTCTGTGCAGCCGCACCCATCAGCATGGACATACCCGCAGCGGTTCTTCCAACCCCTGTTATACCGCCCTGTCCGTGGCTATAGGATGGAATACCCGTAGCCTCATCCGCCAACTGACGTGCTTTATCAAACATCATCATAAGCTCTTGGCTGACGTTAGGGAACTTGGTGCCGAAGATGGATTGCCCTGGACTTCCTGCCTGCCTGCGGAACACACGGCCCGGGTATATTTCCATATCCTGCCCCGGCACTAGGTTCGTTTCATCTACCTCTATAAGTAGATTTCCACTTAACGCAGAGTTATCCACCCCCATCCTCATAAAGCCATTCATAAGAAGTTGGCTGTCTTCCATATTCTCCGCAACACCTATGCCAAAGAAGCTATATGGAGAAAGCTCGTAGGGCACAGAGTGGTATGGGATGGACATAGGCGTGAAGGGGTTTAGAACGAGACGCAGGATCTGACCGTTGCACACCCAAGCATTTACTTGGATCTCATCACGATCTTCATATTCTGATGGGATTTCAATGTCAGCTTGCTCTGCTAACTCTGCATCCAAGATCCCCCAGTATTCCATCACCTCAAAACGCTCTACTGAGCCTGTATTGGCATTATCTTCTAAGGTATCTTCCCAATACTCACGTACATAGCTTGCACCGAAATCTATAGCTGCTTCTATGCTCTCTTCACGGAAGTGTGGACGTTTCTTTAAAGCCCTCATCTGAGAACGGTTTAAACGATGGCGTTGTACCGTATATTCGGCTTCTGCCATGTTTCTAGCATCTGGATCAGGGTAAAAATCCCATATACTGACGTATTCTACCTTCGGAATAGTCTCATATAGGGGATCATAGTTACCATCTTCGTCCCAACGGGGGTATTCTTTAGCATGAGCAAAAGGCCCCTTAATAACGCCTGTACCAAACAAACAGGCCTCAAATGCCACGGATCTAAGGTGTTTAGAGGCATTACTTTCCTCTAACTGATCGTGCATCTTCTTTTCCATCATCTGAGCGGCCCTACGTGCGGGTTCAAAGGTGATAGATCCAACATTGGTGCCTGCTTTGTTCTGTAGTTCGTCTTCAACAGGCTTCAGGATGTCTTTATAGACGCCTAAGTCCTTCGCAATGTCTGGACGGGCTATAGAAGTCTTAGGTTTGTAGTCTACACCGACTTTATCCTGCACTTTTTCGCTTGTAAGCTCATTAGGATCAAAAGAAACAGCATCAGAGACGTTATTAGGGTAACGGCGTGGCTCTAAGCCCACAGGAAACTTAGATCCTGCAAATAATACGTCTACAACCTGTGCATAAGCAGCTAAAACCTTAGTCTTCGTGACTTTAATGAAAGCTTTTGACTTCTCTGTGGACGTAAACTGTACATCAGGGCCATATAAACCCCGATAATTGCGATACGCCTCTAACCAACGGTTTTCATCCGTCAATCTACGGTCTTTAGAACGCTGGAATTGGGTTTCTATGAAGGAAACAACGCCAGAATACTCTGCATTTTCCTCTTCAATGTTTCCATCTTCTTCCAAAGCTATCACTGAGTCCATTTCAGTAGAATTTTCGGGCTGAAGATCAGTAGGTTTGTCCATTAAAGCCATGTTTTAGTATCCAAATATTGCGTCTGCAGGGCGGTGTTGGTATTGCGGTACGCCTTGACCCCAATCAAAGGGGGAAGTTGCTCTAGGGCGGCTCATAAGGCCGTATCTAAGGCTGTCGTAGGCGTGATCCGAAGCATATCTCGGATCGATATCGTCTGTACCCTTGGGGTCTGAAGGTATTACAGGCAGATCCGCTATAATCTGTCTGCAGTTGTTGAAGAATATAAGACCGGGAAGGTCTGTCTCTTCATCTACCTTCAGCCTTTGGTGTAGTTGGTTCTTCCCTGCCACCCTTGCACCTGCGGTTCTATCGCTAGGACGCCATCTGCACCCCATAGAAATCATTTCTTCAGCAATGCTGGGGCCAATCTGTCCACGGTTATGCCAACAGGAGCTATCAAGCATACCGTATTGTATGGATTCTCCGATCTCTGCATCCATAACAGCAAGTCCGAGATCTTTGCCCGTATGCTTAGACAGGTACAACTCTCTGTACACGTAGAGAGTTTCGTAGCTGGGATCGATTGCATACCAATGTACAGCGCTGTAACTGCTATACCCATAGTCGCATGAGCGAAAACGCCGCCAATCTTTCGGAATATCGAAAGGCTCACAGGTGTGAACAGAAGCTTTAAACTCAGGAAACGCAGCACCTTCAGCAATATTCCAATCGCCTTCCAGTAACTGGCGTCTCTGCATCTCTGGTAAAGATAAAAGGTTGGCCTCGTACTGCCCGCCTTCCATCAGGTAAGGGTTATCTTTCAGTGTTGCAGGTATAAACTTACGATAGAATAGCGGGTCACCTGCCTTCTCGTGTCCTTCAGGATAAACCAAAGGTTTCCCTGTCTCTACGTCCGTCGCAACAAACTTCTTATTAGCGGGGGCAGGGTCAATGAACATCTTCTTAACCCATGCATGTCCTGCAGAACCTGGGTTGGTAGTCGCCCGCATGTAGATTGGCATATCAGGATCTGTAGTCCGAAGCCGTGATCTCATGTAGTTCCAAGCAAAGGGTGTCGGGTATTGGGTAAGTTCATCAAAAGCTATGTAGCTAAAGGCCTGACCTTGGTAACGCAGAACGTCTTCGTCCCGCTCAAGGTAAGTCATCCATAATCTTGCACCTGACGGGAAAGTCCATTGGCTTTTCTTCTCCGCCCATTTCGCTCCCTTGTACGCTTTCGGATACAGTTCCTGACTCTTCCAAACAAGTTCACGGAGTTCATCGTTTGTCCTTCTAAGGATGAGTCCGTTGAAAGCAGGGTGACCAAAATATCGCATGGGATCTGCGAGTAGCGCAAAACTTTTCCCGCCGCCTGCGCTCCCGCCGAATAAGACTTCTCTCTCTGATGCTGCGAGAAATTCCGTCTGCGGCCCTTCATTTGGTGCAAATATTACCTCATTGTTCTGTTGCTGAATAGAACCGAAGTCTAGCGTCTCTGAGATAGTCTCCTGCTCTTCTTCAGGTAACTTCTCCGCTAGTTTCTTTTCCATCATAGTATGGACACGCTTAGTGTCAGACATCTTACGACGGATAGCAGCCAGTTCCTTTTCTTCTTTGGTCTTGGGCTGCTTCTTTTTAAATGCCTTAGAAAGCTGCTTTAGTCTTTTGCTGTCAGGACGATGCTCTTTCCATAGGTTCTTTAACCCTTGGTGTGATAGCTTACGCCCGGCTTTACCGATTAACCACTCAGCTACCTTGCGAGTGCTGTAGCCTTCTTCTAGATGATCAAAGGCCTGCTCCACCCATTGTACCATTTCAGGGTTAGGTAGCAGGACTAGCGGGTCATTTTCATCCGCCATGTACGCATATGGTATTCTAGCGGTGCGGTTGGGCCTTAGCTTATTCTTCCACGTCATTCTGTTTCGGGGGTAGAACAAACATACCGCCGCCTTTAGTTTCGACTTGTATCTGCTCTTTCTTCACTAGCCCGGTGCGGTCTAAGATTTCTCTAGCCGCAGATATTGAGTTCCGTGCGCCCAGCGCTGAAGGGTCATCCAGAACATCTACAATTCCATATGCTGCCTTTGGTGCATTCAAAGCCAACATCATAGAAGCTTGGTCAATGATCTCATCCCTCAGACCGCTGACCACTTCCTTAATAGCCGTGGAGTTAGAATATCCCGCAGCGTCCATAGCCTTGCGAATATTACCTCGTGCCTCACCCATCAGGGCGTCCAAGAATGCTAACTGCTTCTCAGTATATTTCTTTTCTACTTCCATCATCCCATCGTCCTCATATAGACAAACGCAGCCCCTACAGACGCCGTGAATACAATCCACCAGATACGCTCAAAGAATTGCAACTTATGGCCTCTAGATGCAGTAAGCTGATCTAACTTAACGATTCGATCCCACATGGCCTTTTGCTGATCATCGATGTGATCCATACGCTTAAACACAGTAATCATACGCTCTTCCATTCGGGCGAGGGTTACGACTGCGTTTGAAAG